ACTGTCGGCCCGCTCGATGCGCACGCACTTTTCCAAGTTCGTGATCGAGGGCATGTTGCGCGGTGACATTCAGACGCGGTATCAGGCCTACGCGACCGGCAGGCAATGGGGTTGGTTGTCGATCAACGACGTCCGCAAGCTCGAAGACATGAACCCGATCGGCGACGCGGGCAACGACTACATGCAGCCGCTCAACATGCAGGCGGCAGGAGCACCCGACGACCCGGTCGACGCTATCAGCGACGAGCAGTCGGCGCGCTTGCTGGCGCTCGCGACTGGCGAACCGAACTAAGGGGGCACGATGGCAGATCGCGAAGTTCGCACCCTAACCCGACGCGTCGAGGCGCGTGCGTCTGGCGACGACGCCGGGCCGCACAACGAGATCACCGGCTACGCGGCGATCTTCGACACGCCGACGACGATCGCGGGCGCGTTCACCGAGACGATCGATCGCGGCGCGTTCGATGACGCCCTCGGCGACGACGTGCGCGTCCTGTTCAATCACGACCCGTCGCGGTTACTCGGTCGCACCAAAAGCGGCACCGCGTCGATTGCGGTCGACGAGACAGGACTGCGCTACCTGGTGCGCCCGCCGGACACCGCGACCGGCCGCGAGGTGCTTGAGCTGCTGCAACGCGGCGACATTTCCGGCAGCTCGTTCGGGTTCCGCGTATTACAAGATCGATGGACTGACGGCGCAACGCCGGGCGACTTGCCGGTGCGACATTTAGAACGCGTCGCCCTGTATGACGTTTCGCCCGTGACGATGCCCGCGTATGCAGAAACGACCGCCGAGGCGCGCAGCCAGGCGGCAGCCCGTACACACACGAACGACAGCGCGACCGCGCAGCGACGTCTGACGGTCGCCCGGCACACGATGCACGAGTAGGACACCGGTTTAACACTCGCGTCGGCGCTCGCGTCCTCGGCTACTCAGCCCACACGCAGCAACGCGGCCTTACTGAGGGGGATCGCATGAAGCTACGTGAACAACGCGCCAAGCTGGTCGAACAGCAGCGCCAGATCGTCAAGGCCGCCGACGACGAGTCGCGGGGCATGACAGTCGACGAGCTGACGAAGTTCGACGCAATCAACGACGACATCGACGCATTGAAGGCGACGATCGACCGTGCCGAAGCGGTCGAGGCCGAAGAGCGGGCCAACGTTCAGATCGCCGAGCCAATGGAAACGCGCACACCGTCAACGGTGAGCGTGCCCGTACACACCGAGACGCGCATCGGCGTCGGGTCCGACGAGTACCGCGAGGCATTCGACGGCTACCTGCGAAGCGGCGCTCTCGAACGTCGTGCGCTCGAAGTCGGCACGAACAGCGAGGGCGGCTACCTGGTGCCCGATAGCTGGTCGAATCAGCTCGTCCAGGCGCGCAACGCCGAAAACGTGATGCGCCAGTTGGCGACCGTCGTGACGACGACTAGCGGCACCTTCAACGTACCGACGGTCAGCTCGCACGGCACCGCAAGCTGGACCGCCGAGGAAGCGGCACACACCGAGAGCGACGAAGCGTTTGGGGTTGTGCAGTTCTCGGCCTACAAGGCGTCGACGTTGGTCAAGGTCAGCGACGAGCTGCTCAACGACAACGCCTACGACCTCGAAGGCTACCTCGCGCAGGAGTTCGGCCGACGGATCGGCGTGCTCGAAGAGGCGGCCTTCGTCGACGGCGATGCCAGCTCAAAACCGAAGGGCACCATTTACGATGCGACCGTGGCGGTAACAGCGGCGGGCGCGGCGGCGGTGACTGCTCTGGAGTTAGTGAGCCTGTATCACAGTCTCGGTCGGCAGTATCGCGATCGGGCGTCGTGGATCATGCACGACAACACGGTGCAGCTTGTTCGCAAGCTCGTCGACGGCGACTCGCAGTTCCTTTGGCAGCCAGGCCTCCAGGCTGGGGCACCCGACCGGCTACTCGGTCGCCCGGTCTACACGAGCGACGGGTGTCCGGTCCCGACGACGGCGAAAAAGTCGATCGTATTCGGTGACATCGGATCGGCGTACTGGATCGCAGACCGTGCCGGGATCTCGGTGCAACGTTTATCTGAGTTGTATGCCGCCAACGGCCAGCGAGGCTTCATAGCGAGTGCTCGTACAGACGGCGCGAACGTACTTACCGACGCGGTCAAGGTTCTCCAGCAGGCCTAGTCGGGCGGTGCTGAACTGCTCAAGGTGGCGCGGGTGCCTGGTGCGCCTGCGCCGCCTTTTTCCAGAGAGGCGACACACGATGCAAATAAGAATGTTGACGTCGATCGCAGGTGCGGATCTGACAGCCAGGCCCGGCGAGGTCGTCGAGTGCGAGCCGTTACTCGCGGCGCGATTGATCGACAGCGATCAAGCGGTCGCAGTCGACGGTGCGCCCGAAGCGGCGGCAGTCGGCGGTGCGCCGGAAGTCGCGACGACGGCACGCGCGCAGCCGCGACGCCGGGGTAAGCGTGGCTGAGTGGTCGGATATCTGGCACGAGCTGGTCGAGGTATCGGCCCCGAGTGCCGAGCCGATCACGACCGCCGAGGCGAAGGCGTTTTTGCGGGTCGACCATTCGACGCAGGATGATCTCGTTGACGATCTGATCGCGGCGGCGCGGCAGCGTGTCGAGGCCGACACCGGGCGCAGCCTGATCACGACCACCTGGGATCTGACGTTTGATCAGTTTCCCGACGAGCGGGCGATCGTGCTGCCACGGTTGCCGCTGGCGTCGGTAACGTCGATCACGAGTTACGACGAAGACGACACGTCGGCGACGTTCGCCAGCTCGAAATACCTCGTCGATACGGCGCAGGGACGGATCGCGCTGAACGACGACGAAGACTGGCCGACGGATCTGCGAACGCATAGCAGCGCCGTCGTGCGGTTTGTTGCGGGCTACGGGGCGAGCGGGTCGAGTGTGCCGCAACCGTTGCGCCTCGCGCTGTATCAGCTCGTGGCGCACTGGTTCGAGCAGCCCGATCCGATTGCCGGGATCGAGCAGGTCGACGTCGCCTACGCCGGGCATGTGGCGGCGTATCGCGGCGGGCAGGGGATCGGCTGATGGCGCGGCGACCATTCAACCCGGCGAGGCTCAGCGAGCGTGTGACGATTCAAACAGCGACGACGAGCGTTGATAACCAAGGCGGGCGATCGGCGTCCTGGGGCACGCTGGCGACCGTGTGGGCCGACGTGCGGGCACTATCGAGTCGCGAGTCGATCGCGGCGAAGGCGGCGGCCTCGAAGGTCGGGTACGAGGTCACGGTGCGCTACCGATCCGACGTCACGCCGAAAATGCGCGTGAGCTGGACGCCGTCGTGGGCCAGCGGAGCCGGGGCGACCTATTTGGAGATCCACGGGATCCGGCCTGACCGGGCATCGCAAACGCTGGCGCTAGATTGCGGGGCGGCGGCCTGATGCCACGCTCAGCCCTCGAACCGATCGGCGAGGCGGTCTATACCGCGTTAAACGTGTCGGCGTTTACGACGCTGGCCTCGGGCGGCGTGTATGACGACCCGCCGCAGAGTGTCAGCTATCCGTTCGCGTGGTACACGGTGCGCGAGGATGACACCGAGGGCACGTTCGGGCAGATCTTCAAACGGTGCCGGGTGCGAGTGCACTGTTTCTCGCAGTACGCCGGGAACCAGGAAGCGCAGCAAGTGATTAACAAGGCCGTCGACTTGATTCGCGGCACAACGCCGAGCCTGACGAACCACACGGCGATCCAAGTACTGCACGAGGGATCGACGTCGCTGCCCGACGAGCTGATCAACGGCATCAAGACCAAGCACATCGCGGCCGACTTCGTCTACACGGTGGCCGAGGATTAGGCGATGGGCATCCGCAAACCGATCGACGCGACGGCGGCCAAAAGCGCGAATTTTAAACTACGCGGCCAGCGCGATCTGCGCGAGGCGCTCGAACGCCAGATGCGTCGGATACCCGGCCAGGCAAAAGCCGCACTGGGCGACGAGGCCGAGTACCAGAAGGGACTCGCGCAGGAGCGCACGCCGTGGGATTCTGGCGACCTGGCCCGCTCTGCTATCGCGGGCGACGGGTTCCAGCTCGGCGACGACTTTGTCGCGAAGTATGGATTCGGCGGCGCACCCGACGAGATCCCGTACGTATTCATTCAGCATTACGCCCACTACAGGCACGACGACGGCGAGCGTAAGTGGCTGTACAACACGGCGCACCGGCAATCCGGTCGAATGCTCAAACGGCTCGCGCAGGATCTCCAGGTGAAGCGGATATGAGCGACCGCGATC